TTCTTCTTCAGTTGCTTCTTCAACAACTTCTTCTTCAACTGACTCTGTTAAAACTTCTTCTTCTGTTTCTACTGATTCATTTGTAGTAGCAACTTCTGGAGCATCTGTTTGAACGCTTAATGTTTGTACACCTGCTAGTCTAGCATAGTCTGCTGGGTCGCTGGTTGGAGCATATTCCTGATAAACATTATCACCTGTTGCATTTGTTTCAAGTGCATCTGCTGGTGCTGGTTCAGGAGCATTAGTCATTGCTTCTGCTGATTTGATTGCTTGTTGCTGATCTTCAGTTGGGTTTTCAATTTGTTTTAATTTTTCTAGTACGTCATACATTTCCATGGGTTCGTCCTCTTATCTAGCCGCTGACTTTACGTCAGGCTTTTTATTTTCAGTACTACCCACTGGACTTTTATCGCCCTGAGGTAAGTCGTTAGTAGTTTCGGCTTTAGGGGTTGAGCCTCCTGCTACTTCAAATTTTGCGTCGCCTGCATTTTCAATTGCTTCTTCTGGCTTGGCGTATGCTTCATTTGCCGCAGTTGCTTCTGGGCATGTGTCATAATCTTTTTCTAATAGTGGTCCTTCTTCCGGCATGGAACCTTCATTGTTTTCCCAACTATCAGCAAAGTGTTTTGTAATTACTTTAATTTGTGATTTAGGCTTACGTGAGCATTCTTCAATTAATGCGTAAAGTTCATCTGCTGATGCTGGATAGTTTAACTCAACTTCAAACATACAAACTTCCATGTTCTTAACACCTGGAAAATCTAATGGATCTTCCATAACTGGAGTTGTTTTAGGTTCTGTCATTTTAATAATGTCATAACGACCTAATTTTTCTTCCATGTGTTTAATACAGTCAGCATCACAGCCACCTGCAACCTTAACTTTATAAGAGTAAGTTTGACTTGACTCTGTTAAATATTGTTTAAATGATTTCATAATTTCATATTCCCCTATTGATAGTATTTATGCTACTATTACTCTTTTGGGTCATCTTTTTTAAGTAATTCTTTTAATAATTCGTTGCGATCTAGGATATGACCCTGTCCTTCTTCAACGTCCTCACCTTTTTTATGTGTAAGTTGACGTTCTTTTTGATCTAACTGTGCTTTTTTAAGTTGTAGATCAATCATACGTAACTTTTTGTTTAGTTTTGCTGTCTTTGCTGTAATAGCGTGTCCTAGTAATCCACTAGCAACGCCAAATATTTCTGATGAAAAGCGTGAATCTACATTCATACCCAAGTCCATTAAGTCCTTGTATGATGATTTAGCCAACTCTGCTAGTTCATCCATTTCACCATCGCCTGCTTCTAGGCCTCGAACTGCTGGCAATGCGTCCTCAATCTTTTCTATATTTGAAAGTGTTTCTGCTGGAAGTTGAGGTTTACCTGTTGCTTCTTCCGGCAACGGCTCTGTAACATCTACTTCATCTTCTTTTGGATCTAAGTTAAATATTTCTTCTAATTTTTTAGTCATTATCTTGCACCGCTTCTAAATATATCTTCTTCTGTAACTACTCTAAAACGTAGTCCGTTTTGTTTACACCAACGCATAGCCTGTTCCCATTTAGCATGATTAATTGCTACTGTTTCTGCTAGTCTACGATTCTGGTTTTTACTTTCTATGATACTTTGGTTCTTAGGTTTAATTTCCACTAGCTCTGTTATTAATTTACCTGATTTGTCTTGGTACTGGACTAAAAAGTCAGGCACGTAGTTGGTCTGTTTGCCAGTAAATGGGTGGATATAAGGGATTTTAACACATTCACTAGCCCACTTAACTACGCTAGGATGGGTATCACAGAATTGCATAAAGGCACTTTCCCAACTAGATCTGAATGTAGGAGACTTACTACCTACAAACTTCTTTGGATTCTTTACAGTAAACTTGCCTTTGTGGAATTTAGCCATTTACTATACCTGCACATTTCTGGCGGCATAGTAATTAGGTTGTTGAACTACACTGACGCCAATAAGAGTTGACTTAGATCTTAATCCGTTAAGATAGTATGCTAGGGTAGCATTTATAGTAACGCCGTCTTGGCCTTTGAATTCTTCTAAAAGTTCTAGTGCTGGTCTTTCATAACCAGTAGAAATTTGAAAAAATACTGCTGTAAAATCATCAGCAATATCTGAATCACGAAATGTTGTTGCAAAGAAACCTCTAACAATGTCGTACTCGTTAGGATTTACTTTGATTTGTTTTTTGTAAAAATTATCAAAGATCAAATATGATGAATCAGTAGTTGATTTTTTAACGTTAACTGTACCCATAACTCTATTTAACCTTTAATCTAACACATCAGTAGTTTTTACTGTTGCTTTTACTTTGGTATCTGCTTCTGTTACAAGTCCAGGAGCATCATTTACTCTAGTAGTTTCAAAGTTTTCTACAGTTGGTTTACCAATATTTTGTCCATTGCTTGTTATTCTAGAATTTGTTGTTGGAGTAGGAGTACCCAACGGTGCTGGTGCCAATGAACCTGCACGTTGATTAATTACTTCTGCTCTAGTAGGTGCTTTGCCTTTTTTAGGACCTTCAAACGCAAACGGTCCACCACCTGTTACAGGACGCCCAGCAGTTTTTCCTACTGTATTTCTAACTTCCTGATTAACTTCTTCTTTAAATGTATCACTAGGATTATCCATTTTCTTGTAGGTATAGATTGCACGACCTGCCTTAGTTGCGGCACCTAGTATATTGCCTTCACTCAAATCTTCAAACGCACCAACACCTGCATCTAGTAAACCACCCTGGCCAAAGAAGGAGTTAGTAGAGCCTGGGCGACTTAATGCACTTGGTTCGTTATCATAATGTTCAGGATTAGCAAAGCCTGGGACTTGTCCAGTACCAATTGCACCGCTACCGTATTTGACTGACTCATACTTAATAGTCATTGAGTTTGTCATGGTATCTCCGCCTGCTGAGTAATCGTAAGTGTCGTGCTTGAAATCTGTAATAATAGGATTAACTAAAGTATATGAAACGAAACTGTGTTGATTAAATCCATAGACTGTAATATCTCTAAAGAACTGCGGTTTGTTTTTTGCACCGCCTATGCCTTCGCCTATATAACCCCAATCATTACCTATTTTATCTGGAGCATAAATGTCTCTTGCATTTTGATCTGCTGAGTTGCCTGGGGCACCAAAAGGATTATTTTCTCCCATAGCTCTACCTACATCAATAGGCAATAGTCCATTTAAAAAGTTTGATATTCCAGATCCTGCATTTGAGTTTGTTGATTGTGTTGCTTGGTTACCGCCATATTCTTGACTAGGATCTTTATAAAAATAGTTGTAGTAACTAAACCATAATGATCTTACTACGTCACTGTTATCATCGTGGAATTCAATCTGTACTGGATCGTAATTAATTTTTGTTTGTACGTTACGTTTTCTGTTATAAGAATTTAATGTGTCAACATCAAACGTATAACTTGGTAGTTGTACTGATTTTGTAAGAACGCTTATTCGTGAGTTATCTCTGGCACCAAAGAGTTTGGTTAACCCAGGTATTTCAACTGTGTTTAAGTTAAAATACACATGGAAGAGGAATTTAAGTCTAGGTGCATTGGCATAGCCAGCGGACCTGAAAGTCTTGCTGGCGTGCCTATAATCTTTGAGATAGTCGCTACCTAGGAACCCCTTCAGAACGTTGTCGAAGAAGCCTGCCATAGTCTATTAGCCTGTTACTACTGTACCTAGTGCTCTACCAACGCTAACGCCTACGCCACTACCTAATGGTGTTTGTACTGCGTTATCGAATCTGATGTTTAATGTAACTGTTGCTGGTGCTGAATCACTATATGTTAAGTCGTTATAGTTAACTGTTGTTAAGTAACAACCATATAATTCCCATGTTTCTAAAACTACTGGTTCATTAGCGCCATTACCACCGTCTAATATTTCGCAACGTGTTAAGAATTTATAGTCAATACCTGCTGAAGCAGAACTTTGTTCCATAAAGTCATATTGTTTCTGTAGTTGCTCACCAACTAGTTTAGCAACGTTGCCACCTGCATCGTCACGTAAATTAACTGTTGCATCACCCCAAGTATGTTTACCAGCCATTCTCATTTTTGAGTTGTAAAGATCAATAGTGATATCGTCAAAACTAACTTCAGGTCTAGTAAAGTCAATAACTTGTTTGGTCATTTCAGTTCTTGGTGTTGATACACCAAAGTTTTCAAATACCGTTCTAAAGCGATATTTGAGTTTTGGCATTAATAAGCCTTGTGTACTAGCACTCTGGTCACTCGCTAAAGGAACAGTCATTCTTGTTAAAGATGAAACCGCCATTTGTAATTCTCCTTCTTGGTTATGCTAATATTTATCATCTGACAATCACAAAAAATGGCACCGAAGTGCCATTATCTGCGTATATAATGATTATACTATTTTATAAATTACCTGCTTCAATATCGCCAGTATTTTTAATTCTTACTGGAATATAAATGAACTCAACTGCTTTAGTTGGCTCAATAGCAATATCGATATAAAGTTCATTTCTATCAATTCTGCTTGGAGTGTTGTTTGTTTCATCACAAACAACTAGGTAATCGTAAATACCACGTTTAGCAGTAACATCATTTAATAATGATTCAACTGCACCTTTAACTTCATCACGTGTGATCTTATCATTTGGTTCAAACATCCAGTTTTTACCAATTGCTTCAAGTTTGTTGCGTAAGTAAGCAACTAAACGTGCTACGTTAATTCTGTCTAGTGCTGAACTAGCACCTGCAACAGTTTTGTTACCGTAGTTAGTTAAACCACTGCCTGGAACGAATGTTAATGGGTTAACACGGTTTTCATATAATGTATCTCTTGCTGATTCCCTATTAGCAACTTGTACAAAGTCACCTGTTTGAGCTTCAACATAACCTAATGCTGATACGTTATCAATTAAGCCACGTCTGTTACCAGCTGGTGCTAAC